GTGTTAGGTATATTGTTTCATTAACTGAAACTATTAATAAAAATAAAGACCAAATTACTATAATTAATGACACTCATTTAAAGAATTTTAAAGGCTACATAGCACGAATACAAGAAAATCAACATCACCTATTATTAAATATTGAAACAAATAAAGGTAATACGATTGTTGCTAATGACAAAATGAAAAGACTTGAAGAAAAAATAAAACAATTAGAAATAGATTTTAAAAATTACCTTATAGGAAACAAAATATTTAATAATGAAAAAACCAATTGATTTCTTACTACCTATTTTAGGTTTTATGCTTACAGGTTTAAGTGCTTGGGTACTTATGTCTGTAGTAGAGCTGCAAGTATTAGTGGCAATGCTGCAAGAAGAAATATTAAATTTAAATAAAGATATATCGAGGTTGTACCATTATATGGACAAATTAATTAAATAATGAAAACAGAAAACAAAGTAAATTCTTTTGAAGCAAAATCAAAAGCGTTACCAAAATTACTAGTAGACGTAGCATATGAAATGTTAACAAGTGGTGAAAAGTTAACAGCAAGTGAACTAAAAGTTTGTTTAGATACTTGTAAAACTTATGGCGTTGAAATTGAATCAAAACCAACTAATTCAATAATAGAAGATTTACCATTTAATGAAGAATAAAAAAGTTAAAAATGTAGAACCTAGTGTTAAAAATTTTAAGAATTTTTTATACTTGGCTTGGAAACATTTATCGTTGCCTGAGCCTACTGAAATTCAGTATGATTTGGCGGACTTTCTACAAGAACCAAACAAAAGAATAGTTATAGAAGCTTTTAGAGGAGTAGGTAAATCATGGATTACATCAGCTTTTGTATGTCATCAATTATTACTAAACCCTCAAAGAAACATTCTAGTAGTATCAGCAAGTAAAAACAGAGCCGATGACTTTAGTACATTTACTCAAAGATTAATTTCTGAAATGCCTTTGCTTAAACATCTAACACCTAGGGATGACCAACGTCACTCTAAGATTAGTTTTGATGTAGCACCCGCACGAGCTTCACACGCTCCTTCAGTTAAATCTTTAGGTGTAACATCGCAGCTTACTGGTAGTAGAGCAGACTTAATTATTGCAGATGACGTAGAGTCAGCCAATAACTCACAGACTCAGTTAATGAGAGACAGACTAGGTGAGACAGTTAAAGAATTTGATGCAATTATTAAACCTGATGTAGGACGTATTGTATTTCTAGGTACACCACAAACTGAAATGAGTTTATATAACTCAATGGGTGAACGTGGTTATAAGACAAGAATCTGGACAGCATTATATCCTACCAATGTACAAAAATTAAATTTAGGTGAAAGACTAGCACCTATAATTTTAGAAAAATTAAACAAAGACAAAAAATTAGAAGGTAAACCTACAGACCCTAAAAGATTTGATGAAATAGACTTAATGGAACGTGAAGCGTCTTATGGACGTTCGGGTTTTCAACTACAGTTTATGTTAGATACAACTCTAAGTGATTTAGAGAAGTATCCATTAAAATTAAATGACTTAATATGTGTATCTGGGTTATCTTCATGGAAAGAGGCTCCCGCAAAAATACAATGGGCCTCTAGTACAGACCAAATTAAGAGTATAGACAGTGAATTACCTAATGTAGGCCTAAAAGGTGATTATTGGGTAGGCCCTATGTATACAAGCCCCGAACATGCTAAGTTTGAAGGCTCAGTTATGTCCATAGACCCCTCTGGTAGAGGTGCTGACCGTACTGGGTACTCAGTGGTCAAGATGTTACATGGAGTGCTATACCTGACTCACTGTGGAGCATTAAAAGGTGGTTATAGCGATGAGACACTAGAAAGATTAAGTCAAATAGCTAAAGAACAAGATGTTAACTATGTGGTTATTGAGAGTAACTTTGGTGATGGTATGGCTACAGCTTTATTAAAACCTATAATGTCTAGAATACACCCTTGCACAATAGAAGAAGTAAGACATTCTAAACAAAAGGAGCTACGTATTATAGATACGTTAGAACCAGTTATGAACCAACACAGATTAGTTGTATCTCAAGAGATTATTAGAGAAGACTTTAAGTTAGACCCTGACCATCAACTGTTTAAACAGATGACTAGGATAACTAAAGACAAAGGTGCTATTAAACATGATGATGCTATAGACGCATTGTCTATTGCAGTAGCATATTGGACTGAACGTATGGATAGAGACCAGGAATTGTCATTTAATGAACATAAAAACGACTTATTAAAAGTTGAACTTGATAAATTCATGGAAAGTGCAGTTGGTCAAAAACCTAGAGATACCAGGTGGATTTGATAAGGCCCCTTATTAGAACCAGTGGGGTAAGATGTCCCTATAGGTATACTGACAACGCACATACCACACATTACATACTAAAGGAGACTAAATGTTAATTGAAGTGTTACTATTGGGTTATATACCCCTAAAGATATACCGTAAGGCCCTATATTTTGGCAGAAAAATGCGAAAGGGTATCACTATAGCAGGTGCGGGCTAGCTCCCCCAGAGGTCTTTTTGTTCTTCTTTTGTTCTCCTCTTTTATTAGGCTTTTAATCGGTTGTTATAACCGTTGCTTATTGCTTTTTTTATGGTTTTAAATATTTTGGCTTTGTCTTTTCAGTGGGGCCTATTTTTTTTTTGCAGCTCTTAAACTTAAAGACAACACCAGGCAACACACCAGGCAACCAGGCGCAACACTCAAGGCCAGGCAACCAGGGCAACACCAGGCAACACAGAGACAACCACGGGCAACCAGGGGCCACAACCTAAGGCAACACACCAGGCAACATAGAGACAACGCCAGGCCCAGGCTCAATAGATATAAAGACAGCGCCCGGACAACCCAAAACCAGGCCGCCAGGACAACACCAGGCAACAGCTTAATATTAAAGATATTCAATTAAATCTAAATTTTACGGCCTAGGGGTTACATCATTATTTTAATTCAATGGCCTTTAAAACGGTTGTATGGGCCTTTTTTTTCGGGTGATTTGGTGAAATATCCATATTATTGAATAAACACTAATTAAATCATTTATTTACGTGGAATTAAACCACTTGCAAATTAATCAAAATATCTATAAAAAATAGCTGTGCTAGTACTAAAAAATATAAAAACATTAAAATTTTTTAGTGGTTTCTAGACCGGTGGTAAATACCACTGTTGCAACGGTTTAAAATTAATGTGTTGTGCGGGTGACAGGCAACGTTCTAATTATTTTAAAATCTAACATAGTTGCATTAATTCCAGGGCCTACATAGTGACAGCCAAAACAATCAACTTAATACTTAACAGAAAAGGAAACTATGCTTAAAAATATAACTATATTAAAAACTTTTAAATCAAGACACTGTCAACCGGTTGAAAATTCCGCTGTTGAAAAAACTGAAGAAGTACAAAAAATAAGACACTTAACATCTATATGGAACGATGACCCAAAAGCGTGCTTTAAAAATGCAATTGAAAAAAAAGCATTTACACAAAAGCAAGTTTTAGACCGTGACGATTATATAATGTATATGTGCAGCGATGATAATTTCGACCACTTTAAAAGCAAGACAACCAAAACAAAATGGAAGGTTAAGCGGGCAACTAAGCACGCTCAATCAACTGGTTTAAATGGTCATAGCTATGTCAACGCTTAATTTAATAATGTGTGCGGTGATGTTCGCTTTGTCGTTTGCTCTAATGTTTTTAGGTGTAATTATTTTTATACACTTTCAAACGTGGATAGGTTTAGCAATTGCCATTGTAGGTGGTTTAATATTTTTTAAAGACTTACATTATGGATAATTCTAAAATAATAAATATTTCAAGTTTTAAATATCATCACCAATTAGGTGGTTTTTATTCTTGTAAATTACCAAACAAAACAAAAGCTATTAAATCTAAATGCCCAAGAGACTTAAGAATTAAAATTGAGTCTTTAGGTTATATTGTTAATTGCTAATTAATCTTTTTGGCTGTCACTTTGTAGGCCCTGGAATTCACTAGTTAGACACTTTTAAATATCACTACAGAAAAGGAAACTATGAAAAAACTACTACCATTTAAAAAGTCTAAAAAACTTTTAAATATTGATAACAACGCCAAAACCGTGAAGGGCCAAAAGTTTGGATATAAAACAGCCATTTTATATCTAGCGCCTTCAAATTTAAGTGGTTTTAACGTTTGTCCAATGGCGGGAAAGTGTCGAGACGTTTGTTTAAACACAAGCGGTCATGGGGCTTTTAGTAACGTACAATTAGGGCGTATCAATAAAACTAGGTGGCTAATACAAGAACCCGAAACTTTTTTAAAACAGTTTATTAATGAAATTAAAAACTTTGTTATTAACTGTGAAAAAAACGGGTTTATTCCATGTCTAAGACCTAACGGCTTGAGCGATATATCTTGGGAAAATAAAAGGTTTGAAGGTAAAACAATTTTTGATTTATTTCCAAACTTAATTATTTATGACTATACAAAAATTTACAAAAGACAGTTAAAATTTTTGAATGGTGAAATGCCTAAGAATTATCATTTAACTTTTAGCTTAGATGAAGACAACGAAAAACAAGCGTTTAACATTTTAAAACTTGGCGGGAATATATCCGCAGTTTTTAGAAAATACTTACCCAAAACTTTTAAGGGTTTCAAAGTTATCAATGCGGATGAGACAGACTTGAGATTTTTAGATTTAAAAAACTCAATTTGTGGACTTATCGCAAAAGGTAAAGCAAAAACAGACTTTAGCGGGTTTGTTTTAGACGCTCAATAATAACAACGTAACAGAAAAGGAAAATATGAAACTATCGGAAATTGTAAAAATCACGCACGTGCTTAGCGATAAGAAAACACCGTGCGACATTGTCAACTTTTTAGAGTCGGAACATTACTCGGAAAGTTTACAAAAAAATATTTGTTATGGTGATTTAGATTTATATCACGTTTTACGAATATTTTTAAAATATAGCCGTGACAATTTAGAAAGCAACGCTAACACAACGGCAACGATTAACCGGCTTGAAACTAAGCTGTCAAGTATTAGAGAAATAACCGGCTAACGTTTAACAATAGATATTTTAAAAGTGTCTTACTAGTGAATTTCATAAACTCACTATGTAAAACGCTTAATTGTGTTTTATACCTTTAATCTGTAACAGCGAAGGGGCGAGATTGTTCTTGTCTCTTCGTGTACAGGTTCTAGGGGCGGTCTCTTTTACTAGGGGCGGTTATGGGGGCGACTAGGGGCGAGCTTTTTTCTAGGGGCGAGTTGCTAGGGGCGACCTATTAATAACAACATAACAGAAAAGGAAACGATTATGATAACTTATGAAAACATAACAATCAAAGAAGTTAGAACAAGAGAAGGCGAGTACAATGCAAAAAAGAAAAAACATGTAAAATTTGCTTCTCCTAAAGTTACTAAAAAATTAGTCTTTGAGGATACTTATACAAATCTTGAGGAATTAGCGGCTGAAGTTAGAGCAGCAGCAATTAGAAATCCTTATGATAAAATTGAAATAACATTTACTGCGGGATTGGAGTATTAATATGCCAAAAGTAATGGACGCTTTGGGCGACATGTTTACAGAGGATATATTTCAACTTCTTTTAGAAAGAAAATACAAAGCAGCTAAAGCAATGATGAAAACATTAGGAATGAAAAAAGTTCACATTGATAAAATGATAGCTGACTCTAAAAAAATAACAACGTTACATTAATAATAAAACTTGAAGCCTACCATATTGGTAGGCTTTGAGATTTATTACAATATAACTAGGGGCGAGGGGCGAGTCGTTTTCACTTTTAAAGTGATTGCAGCCAAACTTAAATTATTCTAGTGTGTCATTTATGCACATGTGAATTATTCCGGTCTACGGAATTTATCAACATAAACATAGAAAGGAGAGGCAAATATGTACTTAAATCATTTAGGTTCTTTTCATGGTATAGGAAGACATTGGTGGGTATCACAAAAATATTACATGCAGCAAATTAACTAACAAACAAGGAGTAAACATGAGAATCAATTTTATTCTTTGTCAGCTTTTCATTGAAAAATGGGAAAGTTGGAGTAAAATTAAAGTTAGCCGTGAGAATGGAGAAATCATTTTGGATGTCGCATATTGGCGTGTTTATTTAAAATAATTTTTACGGTTGATTAGGTGTGAATTTAGGTTATTTACCGTACCGAAACACTAAACAAATAACTATTAAGGGTACTAAAAATGAGCGGACTTAAAATGTTAAAAATGGTTCAGGACTTTAGACGTTTTGACCAAGACATACAAAGTCAAACAATGGCAATTTTCTTTTATGTAGCAATACATAGTAAAGGAAAATTTGCCGACACGGGCGTGCCTATGACTGCTATTGCAGATGACTTAGACATGGCCCAATCAAGTGTAAGCAGAAACATTTCTATTTTATCAAAATGGAAGTGGAGTAGGAAAGAGGGTTTAAACTTTGTGGAAACAAGGGAAGACCCTATGGAACGTAGAAGAAAATTAGTTAGTCTAACAAATCGTGGACAAAGATTTTATGATTCAGTTAACAACTAATAAACCTTTTAGCTTGAAGGTATGGGAAGGAGGTATGTACATGAATAAAGCTAATCCAAAAGAACTTCGACAAATATTTAATAAAGTTTGTAAAATGCAATGGGACGAAGGTAAAGATGAAAGTGTCATTGGTCGAGCTGCAAAAGTTATTGAGTATTTTAAGGAAGATACTTTTATAAATGATATTGATGAAAACGATATAGACGGTCTAGTCTCACATCTAAGAAATAAAAATCTTAGTCCAGGGACGATTAATAGATACTTGTCTGCTTTGTCTACTATGATAACTTTTTGTCTAAGAAGATGGAATATTTATAAGTTAGAGAGGAAGCCGTTCATCACTTGGTTAAAAGAACCAAATCATGAATTAAGATACTTGTCGAATGAAGAAGAGCAAACTTTAATTAGTTTGTTTACAGAATGGGGTATGGAAGACGAACGAGATTTTTTCTTATTGTTAATGGATATAGGATGTCGTTTGTCTGAGCTGCAACGGTTAAAAGTTAATCAAGTGTTTGTAGATAGAATTACTTTATACAACACTAAGAACAATGAACCGAGGGGCGTACCTCTAACTGCTAGAAGTCAGAATATCTGTAAACGTTTTTGTTTAGGTAAAAGGCCCGAACAAAAATTGTTTAGTGATTTTCCAAAATGGAGGCCAAACTCTGCGTGGCGTAAGTTACGTAAAGCAATGGGACTACAAAATGATAAGCGATTTACAATTCACGCTTGTCGTAGAACCTTGGTTACCAAATTGTTAAACAAAGGTGTTCCTGAAAAGTTTACGCAAGAATGGGTGGGCCACAGTGACCCACGTATGATTGGTAAGTACGGAAGAGTTTTGAGTGTAAACTTAAAACAGTACGTAAACGTTCTAGAACCCACTAGTGGAAGTGAGCCAACGGTTGACAACAAGCCGTTGCTAAAAACTTCTTAGTGGATTAAAATAAAGTTGGATTAGCGTTGAAAGTTGTAGTAAACCATCGGAATGATATCCATGCGCTCTTAGCTCAGTTGGATAGAGCATCGGTTTTCTAAACCCTAGGTATCTAAAGTCCACCAACGGACTGTTTTGATTAGTTTCTAGGTTACACAACACTTTAACGCTATCCAACACACTTAAAAATTTTTAACACAACCAAACCAGTACTGGGTAATAGGTTCCCTTATTAGAACCAATGGGGGCTAAAAGTCTACCTAAACAAATAAAGGAAATACACTATGGATAATACAAAAGGAATTACTTTACCGTTCTCTATTCTCAAAGAACAACTCGATTTAGAGAAGGACATGAGAGATAGAGGCATAAGAAGATTTAGAAAGAGGTTAACGGAACATAAACAAAGAAATGAAGAGTCATTTACTAATTATGGTAAGACTTTGTTATCTAACTTTATAAGGCCCTATTCAGAAGGCATAAAAGCATTCTGTGAAGAGGGTAAGAAAGTATCGGGTGTACAGCCCATTGCTAGAAAATTACTATCATTATTAGAACCAGACATAATTGCTTTGATAGCTTTAAAGTCTATTATTAACTGTATTACAATTTCTAGAAGATTAACAAGTGCAGCCATAAATGTAGCAAGTAAAATTGAGGATGAGGTTGCATTAAGAACATTTGAAGAAGAGAAGCCCGAACATTATGGTATTGTAAAAGCTGACCTGGACGTACGTTCATCTGGTTATCAATACAAAAGAAGAAAGTTAAGAGAGTCTTCACAAAAAAATAACATTGAGTGGACTGTATGGACTAGAAGTGAAAAGGTGCATGTAGGTTACAAACTTATAGAACTCATGTGTGTACACACGGGCCTTTGTGATGTTGAGACAATAATTAAAAAGAATAGAAGAGAAAAAAAATTAGTACCAACCCAACAAACTATGGATTGGATTAATAACAGAAATGATTTTCTTGAAGTTCTTGCTCCCGAATACTTTCCAACAATCGTTGCTCCAAGACGTTGGGAGGAAGGCAGCACAAAAGGTGGTGGCTATTATTCAAGACATATTAAACCATTAACTTTAGTTAAGTATCGTAAAAGAGAAAACCTAAAGCATTTAGAAAATATAGAAATGCCTATGGTGTACAAAGCTGTAAACGCACAACAAGATACACCATATAAAATTAATAAATTTATTTTAGATGTATTAGATAAAGCTTGGGAAAAAAATATATCAATCGGTGGTTTACCTTTAGCTGAACTTTTAAATTTACCGGTACGACCACATGATATTGAAACTAATAAACTTGCTAGACAGTTATTTAGAATTGAGTCTGTAAAAATTCACACTGACAATGCTAGACAAAAATCAAAAAGATTATTGTTTTATAAAGTTAGGTGGATGGCTCACATGATTTTAGGAAAAATATTTTATCATGCACACACTTTAGATTTTAGGTCTAGATGTTACCAAGTAACAAACTATTTGAACATACAAGGTGTTGATTTTGCAAAAGCACTTCACTTACTTGGGACGGGTAAAAAAATAACAGCAGAAAACAAAGGTGATTATTGGTTAGCTGTTACTGGTGCTGCATTGTTCGGTGTTGATAAAGTAACAAGAGAAGAACAATTAAAATGGGTTGATGAAAACTTAGAGTTATTTAAAAAAATCCAGGAAGACCCTTTTGTAAACCGTGAGTGGGAAATGGCCGACAAGCCTTTTCAATTTCTTGCTTGGGTTAATGAGTGGGTGTCTTTTAAAAATGTTGGTTACGGATATTTAAGTACGTTTATTTGTAACCAAGATGGCTCATGTAATGGTATTCAACATTACTCTGGAATACTTAAACACACTGCGTCTGCTAGAGCAGTCAACCTAGGTAAATCAGAAAAGCCACAAGATGTTTATACAGTTGTAAAAGACACAGTGATTGAAAATTTAAAAACAATGAATGACAATCCGTTTGCAAAACTTTGGTTACAATTTAAAGTTAAGCGTTCAACTGTTAAAAGAGCAATCATGACTTCACCTTATGGTTCAACACGTTACTCTTGTAGTGACTTTGTTGATGAAGATTTAGTTAAAAGAAAAGACCAAGGGGATGAACATCCTTTTGGCAGCTCATCGTTTCAAGCATGTACATTTTTATCGGGCGTTATCTGGGACAGTATGGGTGAAGTTTTATCATCCGCAAGATTAGGTATGTCATTTTTACAAAACTGTGCAAAAGTTTTAGCAAAAAATGGACATGCAATTCGTTGGGTAAATCCAGTTGGCTTTCCAGTCATTCAAGATTATCCAGAGTTTAAATCTATGCGTGTAAAGACTCGAATGTTTGGTGAAATAATAAAACCTAGAATAAACGTTGAGACAGAAAAGTATTCTGTTTTAAGGGCCTCTAATGGTTTACCACCAAATTTTATTCATTCACAAGACTCAGCGCATATGATGAAGGTTGTATGCAAAGCTTATGATAAAGGAATATCTCATTTTTGTAATGTTCACGACTCTTTTGGGACATTGGCTGCGGACTCACAAGTTCTTGCAGATACAATTAGAGAAACGTTTGTAGAATTATATGACAACGATTGTCCACTTGAAGGATTTAAAGTTTCAATAGAACCTACACTTACAGAAGAGCAACGTAAAAAATTACCAACTGTACCAGAAAAAGGTGACTTTAATATAAAGGAGGTTTTACAGTCTGAGTTCTTTTTTGCGTAAACCAACCCACTAAAGAGG